ATATCACCTATGTTTCCTCTCTCTTGCATCGAATACCAATCGTTTTCGATTGCTTCTTTGGCTGTTTCTTCAACCTCTTTTTTCAAAATATCTTCTTGCCCGTCTGAATCTAAAGTGTTCCACCAATCTAAAGCGGAATAATTATCGTAGTTTTCTCTATTCCATACACGAATCATCCTGGGGTTAGTAGGATGTACTCCATCATGGAAATTTAACTTTGATCCCTGCTCAATTAGATCAGTAACCCAAAGGCAAACCGTTAATTCGTCCTCTTCGCTTTCGCAGTTACCAATAGAGATATTCACCTCGATTCTTCCTTGTACGCTTTTTGCCTTTGTTTCGGCAAATGCTGTGAACCCTTCTTCAAGGATTCGTTTAATTTTCTTCGTAATCATACCTTTTTGTTTTAGTTGTAAAAAACAAATACCTTTGATGATAAGGTATTTAGTAATAATACGAAGTTAATCCAATTATTAGAAAAAATCAAATAATACTAGGTTTATTTAGATAAAACTATTAATTTCGTGGTAGGTAATTTGAAATATGAATGACATACAATTTAATCGTTTGTTAAAAAATACAAACAACGCATTAAAAGGGTATATTAAAAAAAAGGGCTACAATCAAGAACAACTGGCAGAGAAATTAAACATCAGCCAGGGATCCCTCTCCGCAGCGATCAACGGGAAGTCAAGAAAGGGCATTGTCCGAATTGCGGAGTTTTTGATAAAAGCAGGTCACGTAAACCGATTACAGCTATACGATGAAATCCCGGAGATAAGTTCAGACTTCGAGCTGTCCGTATGGAATAAGCTCAACCAAATTGAGGATGCGTTAAAAAAAATAGTACAACTCCAATTATCAATGCAAATCAGTAACGAGCGAAACTTTGCTGAATTAAAGGGGTTTACACCAGAAGAAGAATAGTTATTTATACCATACCTTTTTAGCCTCTCTCTCCGAGGGGCTTTTTTTACGCCTGTATTATTGGATATAATCTAAATATTGCGTATATTACCCAATAATTTTGTTTAGTGAGAACTAGATTTAATTATTGATTAATCATTTTTTTTCAAATGGCAGGAACTAGAGGAGGAAAAAGGGAAGGAGCAGGAAGAAAAAGTAAATCAGATGAGCAAAAACTGATTGAAAAATTAAGTCCGCTTCAAAATAATGCTTTTAAGGCTCTCGAAAGGAATATCAAGTCTGGGGAGCCTTGGGCGGTTAAACTCTTTTTTGAATATATGTATGGGAAGCCTAAACAACAATTAGATACTAATATTACAGGGGGAGACATCCAAATCCATTTCCATGTAGATGAAGATTAAAGCAAGCATAACGAAAAAACAATGGGCTGCATTGAGTTTGCTAAATGATGATAAAACAGAACAGGTATTATATGGAGGTGCAGCAGGAGGGGGGAAAAGTTTTATTGGTTGCGTTTGGTTGATTAGTAACTGCATACAATACCCAGGAACAAAATGGTTAATGGGCCGGAGCGAATTAAAGACTTTGAAACGGACCACCCTTGCAACCTTTTTCGATGTTGTCTCGATGTTGAAAATAAGTGAGCAAATAAACTACAAAGAACAAAAGGGAGAAATTGAGTTCTCCAACGGATCAAAAGTGATCCTATACGACTTGAAACATTATCCAGGTAAAGATCCGAACTTCGACGGTTTAGGTTCCTTAGAAATTACAGGGGCTTTTGTAGATGAAGCAAACCAGATAACGAGCAAAGCCCGTGACGTTTTGCAATCCCGGATCAGGTACAAGCTAGATCAATTCGGGTTAATACCGAAGATACTCTACACCTGCAACCCGGCTAAAAATTGGGTTTATCAGGACTTTTATAAGCCCTGGAAGGATGGAAAGATAGGAAAAGGGAAGAAGTTCATTCAAGCATTAGTTACTGATAATCCTCATATTTCAAAGCACTACGTTTCAAATCTTAGAAAAATATCAAGCAAAGCCTTAAAAGAAAGGCTATTGAAGGGTAATTGGGAGTATGACAACGATCCGAATACCCTTTGCGAATATGATGCGATTTTGGATGTATTTTCAAATGACCATATAAAACCTACGGGTCAAAGATATTTGACGTGTGATGTTGCGATGCAAGGAAGTGATTCTTTCGTATTAATTGCCTGGAATGGTTGGATTGCCTTTGATAAGAAGATCCTACCAAAGACCGGAGGAAAGGAAGTAATCGACGAGATAAACGAAATGAGGATCAAGCACAAAGTTCGCCCGTCGAATATTATTTACGATGCGGATGGAGTAGGGAGTTTCATAGGAGGATCAGGCGGTTTTATCACCAGAGCTAAACCATTTGTAAACGGATCGAAGGCGTTGAAGTATGGAAAAGATATTGAGAGATACGAGAATCTAAAAACACAATGTTACTACCACTTAGCAAGAAAGATAAATGAAGGTGGAATATACCTCCCTTGCTTAATTGAGGAAAAAGAAAGAGTTATTCAGGAATTAGAACAGATAAAAAGCAGGGAGACAGATTCGGACAGAGTATTGAGGTTGATTAAAAAAAGCGATGTGAAAGAGTTTTTGGGGCGTTCCCCAGATATTTCAGATGCTTTAATGATGCGAATGTACTTTGAACTTGGGGGGAAACTCCCAGCAATGTTATAAAAATGATGACCCCAGAAAAAATACAAGAAAGCCTTTTACAAACGATTGCCTTTAATAAGGTTCATTACCTATACGATGAAACACTAAAGGTTGCTAAATCTGCTTCCGTTCTTATGTCGAGAACTTCCGAGGAACAGTTTACAGAGGTGACAAAATACCGGATCAGAGAAACGGAAGAACAAAAAGCGCAACGTGCAAGACTTACCAACCCGATTACAGCAGCGGCTATTGCTCCTATTTACGGTTATTTCTCCGAAATTAAGCGCGTAGACGGTATTAAGCAACATATCGAATCCGATAACGAGCAAATTAAAAGTTCTGTATTAGGTAAGTATTCTAATTACTACCAGGGGGAGGACTTATACACGTTCCTATTCAACTCCATCTTACATTTAAACAAATATGACCCTAATTCTTGGATCATTTTTGCGCAGGAAATTATTAATGATACGGTTAACTTTTATCCGCTTCAAGCATCCTCAACCGAAGCCATCGACTATCAATACGATCAAAACGGGCGACTACTTTATTTAACCGTAAAATTCACCGAAAAGAAACGCAAGGAAGGATCAAGAGAGGAAAAAACCCAGGATGTTTATTTGAAATATGCTCCGGGGGTGGTTTCTCATGCGGTCGAGTATTTGGGAGAGGGTTTCGATACGGGGGTGGATATGGATTTGTACGAGCAATTCACCATTGAAGATAAATCTTTCTTAGTTGCCACCTTTACGAACCCAACAACAAGTGTTCCTGCCTTCAAAGTAGGGGCGTATGTGGATAAGACGAAGGGCGTTTCTGTATTGCCAATCATCGAGGCCGAACCGATCCTCAAAGATTTGATTCGGGATAAATCGTACCTGGACACGAACAAAACCGTTCAGGTGTTCCCTAGACGGACGGAATATGTAAAACGGTGTAACTACTCCGATGATGAAAGTACGTGTTTAGACGGCTATTTAAACGGCATTAGGGATGAAAAACATCTATGTCCGGCCTGTCATGGATCAGGTAAACAAGCTGTCCGCAGCGAACAGGATGTATTAACCCTTGCTTGGCCCGATACGCCCGAAGAATTGTTGGAGCTTGAAAAGCTATCCTATACAGAGCAACCCGATACTAATCTACCTTCCTTCCTTCGTGAAGAAGTAGAACGAGCGAAACAAGACGTATTTCGGGCAGTATTCAATCAGGAAACGGTTGATAAATCTATGACGGTTCAAACAGCTACCGAAATCCGTATAGAATACGATAAGATATACAACAAACTGATGCCTTTTGCGGAGCGAATTGCAAGGGCATGGGAGTTAGGTATTAAATGCGGATTTGAATACTTAGGAGGCGATCTAAAAAGCGTAGAACTATCTTTCCCTTATGACTTCAAACTAAAATCTATTCCCGAATTGATTGACGAATACGGTCGAGCTAAATCTTCGGGCCTTCCGTTTTCAATCCTGCACTCTATCCAATCAGATCTGCTTTCAAAACAGTACAGGAATAGCCCTAATCAAAGGCAAGAAATCGAAGCGGTTGCTTCTTGGAAGCCCTGGAGAGATAAAACAACGGAGGAAATAGCAATGATTATTGGCTCTCGAAGTGAAACGGATAAGCAGCGTGTGTTGTGGGAGAATTGGAGTGAAATAAGCGGTGAGATAATGCGTGAAGAATTAGAATTTTACAGATTATCCGCAACGGGGCAAAAGCAAATCATTGATAATAAGGTGGAAGAATATTCTGGGCGGGTTCAATATAGAACAGCCGCACCTATTGATGCACAATTATTTGAATAATGCGAAGCGAATACCAAAAAAGGCGGGAACGATTAGCGGTTGAACTTGAAGAAAAGTTGCAACGCAAAATCGCTGGTATTCAAAAGCGGGTTTATTCTTCTACTTTGAATCGTCTTTCTGTGCTTCGATACGATAAGGACGGGCTACTGTCCTTTAATGTAAAAAATATCACAACGGTTAACCGGATTGCCGTAGCTATTGAAAAGCAGATGCAAAAGGAGGAACGAACGGTATTAAAATGGTTGGTTCGTAACCTGTTGAAGTTGTTTAAGCTAAACGTAAAGTATTTTTCTTCACTTGACCCAAGATCAGAACAAAGAGAACAACAAATATTATTCCGGGTAATGCTCCGGTACGGATATAACACAAAATCGAGGAAGTTAACCAATTCGGGGGTGCTAACGGCATTGAATCAATCTACAGCGGTTAGTTCTAGGATCAGTCAGCAAATTAGCCAATCATTAGCGGCAAAGATACCAATGAAGCAATTTAAAACCAACTTCCGAACCTTTTTTGTGAATCCTGCTGGTCTGGGAGTGATCGAAAGTCAATTCAACCGTTTTGCGCAGGATATTTTTCAAGACTTTGATCGAGAAACGCAAAGAACGTATGCGGATGAACTGAACCTAAACTATGCTATCTATTCGGGAACGGAGATAAAGACAACCCGCGACTTTTGCGAAGCCCGTATAAATAATATTTACAGCCGTAAGGAAATTGCAAAATGGAATAGTAAGGATTGGAAGGGTAAGAGAAAAGGGGTTCCGGTTGAGGTTCAATGCGGGGGTTACAATTGTAGACATCATTTTTCTTTTATCTCTGATGAACTAGCTAAACGGTTAGCAGAGAACCGGGGAGGATTAAACCAATATAACTAATATGGAAAAAACGACAATTAAAAACCTTTTCGAGATAACAGGGAAAACAGCAAGGGTATTCGATATTAACCAGGGTATTGTATCATTCTTAGTTAATGAAGGTGGTAAAAACTACTTGTACGAGTTAGAGACGGAGGATATGGGAACAGATGCGTATTTGTTCCTGCTTGAATCAAAGGAGAATAAAACCGTTTTCCGGTTTGAACAATATGGAAATGAATTAATAATCAATGAGATAAAATGAAAAACGAAGATATGTTAACCTGGTTAATGGTATTGATACTTCTACTCATAATCACAGATAAAAAATAAGATATGAAATATTATGAAGCTGTAATTATTGATGAACGGATGAATGAAAAATATGAACGTGTACCCGTTTACGAATACGAAAGAGTAACCTTTGCAGAATCGAAGGAGTTAAGCAGAGATGTATTTGGTATCAAAGGAAAACAAAAGAAGCCCTTCGAGGTAGGCCAAAAGATTAAGATTCGCAATATGTACACCGGGAAAAACGAAGGAATTGCCGAGGTGATTAGTTTAGAGTTTGGGTTCCCGTTTGAGATTCGTAAACAGGATGGAAGTTTAGATACCATCTTTGGGTACATCATCCAATTAATCCCGCTTTTGCTTGCATTATGGGAAGAGATTAAGAGCCTATTCACGAAAAAAGATAAGGAAAAGTGATTGCGGCCCTGCTGTTTTTTGTGCTTATGTTGATCATCCGCAAGAAGAATAATATAGACAATGAGTTTTAGCAACTTCACATATTATTACCGTCTGCCTCCTTCAAGTTCCTTAACTGAATTAACGGAGATTAAAACGAATGATTTATCTTTCAATGTCGTTAAGGATAGCGTTCGTTATTATATCGAATTAGCCTCCCCTATTATTGCGGTTGGAAGTAGTTACACTGCATTGAAAGCATTACTTGATTCTGACCCTTGTGACGAAATCGAGTTCGTTATTCAATATAGTGGTTCGGAGGTCTGGTCGGGGCAATTGAACCTAAAAAAAGCGAACTGGAATCCACTTCTTTGCATGGTTACTTTCACACCTGATGTAAAAACGGATGATTATTGTTTAAAACAGAATTGGGAGGAAGAAGAAAACATCTTCCAATACGGATCGGAGGTGCAAGCGGAAACCTTCTTCGGTACACTTACAGAGGTAACTTGCGGGCCTGTAAACCAAGCAACGCCTGTACAGATTAACGGTTTTTTCGAGTTAAATGTTTCTTCCTGCCTTGCGGATTTAGATGCTTATGCAGGCAAGCGGTTCTATATCGAAGAAATAACTCCAGGTTCATCTTACGACCACTACGCTACATGGGTAACGGAACAGGCAGTTGTTGCTTGCTCCGGTGGTGTTCCTGTTTCACCTCCTGGGGATGGGTGGATATTACTTGATAATGATTGCGCGGGATCAGGTAACGCTACTTGGGGAAGGAAACCACAGGTAACTTATGAGGGGCAATTATCCGAAACATCCGGTAAGTATTGGGATAATACGTATTCAGTTGTGGGTTCGGATGCTTCTACCTATCCAAATGGGCGTTTGTTCTCTGATATTATCGAGGGCTTAGTTTCCGGTTGTAGTTTGACAGTGAAAAGCGACTTTTTCGGAATCAATGCCGATGTAACAGCTCCTTCTAATTCTGCCTATACAGCTAGTTCAGCTATTCAGGATATTATAGTTTATCAAAAGTCAGATATTAAATTACCAAATGCAGCTAATCCAGCTACTATCGGGAACTTAACATTAAAAGATTTATTGACGTGGCTGAATCAAATGTTTGCGGTTGAATGGCAGATACAAGACAGCGGAGCAACGTTAAGAATTGAACATATATCCTACTTCGCAGGAACTAACGGGGATGATTTAACCTCCCTCCATCCTGTTTACGTAAAAAATAAAAACGCTTTCTCCTATCAGGTAGCTAACCTGGTTCCTAGAGAGAAATTTGAGTGGATGGATGAAACAACGGATTCCGATTTTAAAGGATTAGATGTAATCTATCCTGCTGGTTGCGCAGATGCAGGAAGGGAAGCATCAGTTATTCGAGTGGATGGCGTTTTTACGGATTTAGGCACAGTTAATAGCAGCCCCGGAACTGTACAAGATACGGGTTTGTTTTTCCTCGCAACTGATGAAATAAGTGGTTCGTATTACATAAACCGGGAAGCAGGGGAAATATCGGGTGAAATAAAACCAAATGCGCATTTAGCGTGGGCTAATTTGCAAGAAAATTACCTCTCTTGGAATCGGTTGTTCCCCTCTGGCAATATGAATAATCAGGATATTACTTTTAATGATTACATCAGAGCTAAAAAGCAGGAAAGCCTATTTTTCCCAATTTCAGTAACTAATTTCTTTACGCTCGATTATTCCGATAAGATTAACACCGAAATAGGCTGGGGTGAAATTTCATCCGCTACTTATTCAGCAAAGTCTTGTTTATTGACCGTCGAATTATTACACGAAGATTAAATCAAACAAAATGTTTAGCACTATAAATCCATACAATGTTTTAAGATTCGATAAATTTAACAATGATCGGTTGAAGGAGTGTGTATTATACTGCCCTCCTGAATTGCTACCGTTCCAGATTCCGGTTTCAAATACAGATGCTAATTTTTCGTTTAAGGTTGTTGATTTGAATGGAAATGAGTTTACACCGGCATCAGGAACTTTAACAACAAGCTCCTTTAATGACTCTACAAAGTACGTTTCTTTCATGCCTTCAACTGTTGAAATAAGCTCCGAGGGTATCTATCAAATCAAGTTTGAATCGGATGAAGCAGAATATTGGAGTAATGCGATTTGTATTCGCTACAAGTACAAACAAGCTAATTCAGTTTCGTTAACCTGTATTGGTAATTCGGGAGCTTATACGATGACCTTAACCCCAAGTTCAAAAGCGGATTATACAACCTTCCAGATTGACTACGGATCAGGGTTTGAAATGTTAGGACAAAATACAGGGCAATGGGGGTTGAGTGAAGTAGGGCCGGGGCTTTCTTTTGACTTACCAATCAAGGCGACATTTGTATATGGGAATGAAATGATTGTAAAAAATTACACTGCTTCCTATGATGCAGCCGACCCTTGCGGAACTAAAACATTAACCCTTAATTCTACTTATTCAACCGCTGACTATTCTTCTGTATATATCGAGTTTTGGAATAGTAATGATGTACAGGAAAAGAACCTGATATTTCAGGATGGTTATAAGCAAAGATTTTACTTTGATGCAAAGTACGCTTATCCAGGGAAGGTTGAGGAGGAAAGTTTTCTAAGCCTGTATGATGGGGAATTAACCTTAGAGAGTGCATCAGAAGCCGATCAGGTTAATATTGATTTTTACCCACTTCCAGATCACTTACTAACCGCATTAGGGCAAGCCCGGTATTTTGACAATGTAAATATTATCGACATTCACACCGGGGAGAGTACAGCCTTGCAAAATTTCAGGCTAACATCTGTACAAGCCGAGGGTTCCCGATGTCAAGCGGGGCGTATAACAGCCGAAATTAACCGATCCTTTATAAAGAATTGTGAAACAGATAAAACGCCCGTGTAATGAAAGTGGATTTAAGCAAAATGAATCCTTTACAGGAATTAAATAATCTTTCCGAGGAACAGCTTTGTAGACTAGCAGAGAATAGCAATATTGATTCAGTTGCCAATACGGCTATGAGGTTGCTTAGGGATAAGCATGATAAAACTTACGGATGGTGTTATGACTGCGACGGCCTAGTGGTAAAACATAAAGAATGTTGCATGAATAAGACCGACGAATTTGACGAACTTGATTTATCGCAAATATAGTAGGGTGGTGGAACTGGCAGACACGCCTTTTGGTCTCAAAGGTTTTTGCAGGTTCGACTCCTGCCCCTACTGCGAAAAGATAATTATGAAAGCACGCGACTTTATACAGCGATTAAAAGATAACCTTCGCGAAGTGGAGGAACAACGGCAAACGGAAGTGCTTCGAATTGCGCTCGATGCTACGGCCCTGCTAAAATTACGCATCCAAACAAGCGGACGCAACGCAAGTGGTCAAGCCTTTGCACCCTATACGCCTGCCTACGCGAAGCAGCGGCAAAAGAAGGGGGCGCAAACCGGATATTTTGATTTTACAGTTACGGGGCGGGCTATGGCTAACATAGAACCCAGGGTTGAAGCGAATGAAACGGGAAAGACGGTTGTTGTGATCGGTGCAAGGGATCAGGAGAATATAGATAAGATTCGAGGGCAATTTAAAAAGCGAGGAAATATCCTGCGATTATCGCAAAATGAAATACAATTAGTTTCGGATGCAAACCAAGAACGGGTTTTAAAATTGTTTGAAATATGAGGTATTCACTACTTATAGATGTTTACAAATGCGGAGTTGAAATAATTATTGATGAAGATTTGAAAGAGATTTGCAGGGAGTTTGAGTTAGTTAATTTAGAAACAACCGGAATAGACGCAATGGCATGGAGGGGGTTGCATGGGGCAGCAGATTATTTCATGTTTTTTAAAAGTGAAAAATTCACGCCTGCACTGATTGCACACGAAGCTATGCACATTGTTTGCATGATTTTTGAAGATAGAGGGATTGAGTTTGATAATAATAACCATGAACACGCATCTTATTTGCTTGAATACCTGGTTAAAGAGACGCTAAAATTTGAAGAACATGAGTGTAATTAATCCAGATCATTACAAAGCCGAAAGCGGTCGGGAAGTTTGGGAACAAATGATTGATGTTTACGGGTTATCTAAATTCATTGCCTTTTGTGAGGTTAACGCCTTCAAATACAGAATGAGAGCAGGCAAAAAGAGTGATGACATCGAAACAGATATTAAAAAAGCCCTTTGGTACGAAAACAAAATAAAGGAATTAAAACAGGAATATGAACTATCTAATAGAACAAGCATTACGCAGTAAAATAACGGCTTTATCATTCATTGAAAGATACGGTGGCTTGGTTCGCCCAATGACCTACAAGAATGAAGGTAAAGTTCCTGTTTCTACTCTATTGACTGCGGACCAATGCAAAGACCCGTCTTTCTACAAGTTGTTAGTTCCTGATTCAGCTTACAAAAGCGTCTCCTATTTTGAACCTGTACGGATGACAGGCCCAACATTTGGAGGCCCGAAACAAAACCTAATGACGTTTCGATCAAGTTTGCGCTTCGTTTGTTGGTTGAATCTTCGTGAGTTAGGGATAAGTGATGCCTACAACCCGGAACGCTTCGCCATTGAAGCGTTAACCGCACTAAAGGGGCGAACGAATTTCGACATTGATAGTATCAAAGGAGATATAAACGTACTGAATTTCACAATGGGCGGTACTGATCCGCAAACCGTATTTGGAAGGTATTCTTATGGAGGCAAAGAGCGTTTGTATTTTGATCCTTACGGGTTCTTTTATTTTGATATGGATATTGAATTAAGGGTAAATTCCGCTTGTGTTTCTGCCCTTACATTAGATAGCGCAATTAATTGTGTAGGTGTATGGGAGGCTTAGTTATTGGAATATTTGGATTCCTGATGGGTAAGGTATTAACCAACCCTGGAGAAATATTCGGATTTATTCCGCAAATGATAGGTAAAAGGTGGGGTTACGATGTAGATACACTACCCTGGGGGGTGTATTGGTTCGCAAAAATAACCTTTGCTTGTCCGAAATGTATTGCGGGAAACTTTGCGCTTTGGTATAGCCTTTTTTTTGATATAGGTAATTTATTTAATAACGTAGTATTGGCGGTTTTTGCAGCCTATTTAATAACGAAATTGCATGAAAGAATCATTGAATGAAGTACAGAAACTACTCCGTAAACTTCCGAAACAGAAGAAACAAGAAATTGCGCTTAATATCCTTGGATCGGAAGCGAAAGAATGGTTTGAATATCGCAAAACAACGACACCTCCTTCGCTTATTGATCCGAATACGCAAAAAATTGTATCAGAGTTCAAAGCCAACGGGCAAAAATACTACATAAGGAGGCCCGAAGAAGGATTGCCATTGTTGAGATACGAGCGTTTACAAGAATTAGCGACTGTGACAAGTTTCGACGCTACATACGGGGAGATTGTTACAAAGGTTAACGGATTAGTGGAAAAGGCAAATAGTCTTGTTACAAAGGCTCCTAAATTGAATGAATTATTTTTAGACATTGAAAATATTAAACAATCCCTGAAAAAGACGGATCGTAATTGGGATTACTCTTTGTTGACCTGCACCCTATTCATTGTGAAACCGGATGAAGATTTAACAAAATGGGAGCAGCAAGAGCAGGAGAAGAAAATCGAGGATTGGAACGAAGCAGGAATACCGATGGATAATTTTTTTTTCTTAGTCGTGTATTGGGCGGTACGATCTCACGAGTTGCGAGTAAATATATCCCGCAAAGCACAGGAAGTAGCGAAAAAACGCTCCTACATGGCTACATGACGATTATAGATGGAAAGTTTCGCCCGACAAAATCGGTTATTAGGGATCAGGTAGAGGAATCAATTCGCTTGGTTTGTAGGTATTTTAATTACAGCCCTCCCCAAGTTTGGGCGATGAATTGTTTTGAATTTTTGCGAGACTTCAACCGGGCATTGGAAATGCAAAAACACGAAATACAAACAGTAAAAAAATGGCAGAACAACAAGTAACATTCACGGCTAATTTTGACGACAGTCAAATGATTGCACAGGTTGAACAATTAATTGACAACCTGGAAAAAGCAGATAAAGCTACCGTCGATCTCGGAGATAGCGCAACCGATGTGTTTGAGGAATTAGCGGATTCAATAGATAAGCAGGATAAAAGTCTGAAAGGAACCCTAAAAAGTCAAGCGGATTATAAGAAGAGGGTAGATGATAGCGCAAAAAGTCAGCGTTCCTTCCGTTCTACTATCTTAGATAATATCAAAGATGTAAAGCTGTTTGGTGTATCGCTTGGAGATATTACGGAAAAATTAGGGCGTAAACAAAAGGCGTTAAAAAGTACGAGTAAAGCCCTTGCAGGAGGTGTTAAGGGGTTACGGGCGTTTAAAGTTGCTTTAATATCTACTGGCATCGGTGCTTTAGTGGTTGCCCTGGGAGCATTAGTTACCTTACTTACAAAAACCCAACGCGGATTAGATTTTGTTAATCAGGTATTAGATGCGGGTGCAACGGTTATCGACGTATTTATCGAACGGGCTGCAAAACTAGGAGGAGCAATCGTTAAACTGTTCCGGGGGGATTTTAAAACAGCATTAGAAGAGGCAAAAGAAAGCGTAACAGGTATAACTGCTGAAATACGCGAAGAAACATTAGCCTCTATTGAGCTAACAAAAGCTAAACAATCCTTACGGGATCAAGAAAGGGAATTGAATCTTGAATACGAGCAACAACGGGCTAAGATTGAGGAGTTACGCAACATTGGAGAGGACGCTACCAAATCAGCAACGCAACGTTCCAAAGCTCTGCAAGAAGCCTTACAAATAGAAAATGACTTAGCCGAGAAACGAACCGGGCTGGCAGCGGAAAATCTTCGTATCATCAAGGAACGAAACGCCCTGGGTGAATCATTAGCAGCCGACTTAGATCGGGAAGCGGAAGCCGAAGCAGCATTAGCAAAAATCCAAGCTGAAAAGGAAACCCGACAACGGGAAGTAGCGAACAAACTTCGAGCAATCAATAAAGAGCAGTTGGCACAAATTCAAGCATTACGGGATGCTTACAACGGGTTGTTAGATGATCTTGGGGGAAGGGTGGAAGATGCTAACCTTTCTCAATTGGTTGGG